GTACGGCTGACAGCGAATTACGGCCAGCGTTTAGTGCATTGCTTGTCGGTACAAAAAATGTTGGCGAGGCTACTGACGCGCTATCGCTCGCACAAGATATTTCAGCTGCAACCGGCAACAATCTTGCAACGGTAAGCGACGCGCTTGCCAAAGCGTATGCAGGCAACATGAAAGGTCTTGCAGCGTTGTCGCCTGAGATGAAAGGCATGATTAAAGACGGTGCATCACTCGACACCGTAATGATGGCGTTAAACGACAACTTTGGTGGCGCGGCCGCAAAGTCTGCCAACACCGCTGCAGGTCAATTTAAGATATTAAAAAATAGTTTGGCTGAAACACAAGAAAGCATTGGTGCGGGTTTGTTACCCGTGTTGCAAAAAGTGTTGCCGTATTTGCAGAGCATGGCTGACTGGGCACAACAAAACCCTAAAGCATTCTTAATTGTTGCCGGCACGATTAGCGCTATTGCTACAGCAATTTTGGCAGTCAATTTTGCCATGGCCGCTAACCCGTTTACGCTAATTGCGATCGGCATCGCAGCGCTTGTTACTGGTCTTGCAGTTGCCTACACAAAATTTGAGGGCTTTAGAAACGTTGTTAATTTTGTGCTTAACAGTTTGATTGCTGGTTTTGAATTGTTTGCTAATTCGTTTATTGGTGCGATCAATTTAATTATTGACGGCATAAATTTGATAAACCCGTTTACTGATATCGGTAAGTTGCCGACTATTAGTTTGGGTCGTATTGGTGGCGCTGGTGCTGCGACTAGCGGTGGTCAGGCTCGAGAGGGTGGCACGGGCAGTATTACACCTAGTTTGCCAAGTATGCCTAGTTTGCCCCCAACGCTTATTGGTGGCGGTGGCTCAGGTGGCGGTGGCGGTTCAGGCGGCGGCGGTGGCGGTATTGGTAGCCCAAACGATTTAGTGACCATACAAGGCGCTTTAACAACGTCAGGCAACGCCGAACGCATCGCAGCGCGCAGTAACGGTGGCGTAACAATAAACGTGACAGGCGGTATGTCAACCAGCGCCGAGATTGGGCAAAGCGTGCTAAACAGTTTGCTGGCCTACCAGCGCACTAACGGGCCACTCGACTTACAGATTGCGTCGTAATGGCAGGTACAGCCGTTGTTGCTAGTGGCAACTATGACTTAGAGATTGACACAGGGTTTGTGCAAGACGCATTTTTGCTTGACGACTTGACCGCTGGCGTACTTGACAACACCGAATATGTGCTTGACGGCACGACAGATTTTGCAAGCGTGCTTGACGGCGTAAACAGCATCACGGTTAAACGTGGCCGACGCGATCAGGGCGACCAATTTAGTGCTGGCACAATGTCGTTTACGATGCTTGACACGGCAGGTATTTTTAACCCGTTTGACACTAATTCGCCGTACTACGACACACCGCAATCGCAACCGGGTCTTGCACCTATGCGTCGAGTGCGTTTATCGCGTTACAGTTCGTTAAACGTTAAAGAGTACCTCTTTGTCGGCGTGATCGTAAATTTTGATTACAATTTTGCGCTTGGCGGTCTTGACACCGTAACCGTTTTTTGTGCAGACGATTTTTATTTGTTGGCACAAACATTTTTAGACGAGTTCAATGTCAGCGAACAGTTGTCTAGCGCTCGAGTCACGGCCGTGCTTGATCGGCCTGAGGTTGCGTTCCCAGCGTTGACGCGCGACATTGCTACAGGCACACAAACGCTTGGCGGTGCAGCGGCGTTCACGGTCGCGCAAGGCACAAACGTTCTTGGCTATTTGTCTGACGTTAACGAGGCCGAGCAGGGTCGGCTGTTCATGTCGCGTGACGGCGATCTAGTTTTTGACGCTCGACTAGGCACAACGCTCACACCGTCGGTAGCAGACTTTCATGACGACGGCACAAACATTCCGTACAACGGCGTAGGCATAACTTTTGAAGCCGATCAGGTAACTAACCGTGCAGTCGTGCAAATACTTGGCAGTAACAATCCGCAGGTCGCTGACGACGCTGGTAGTCAAACAAAGTATTTTGTGCAGACTTACAGCATCACTAACAGCCTTTTGCACAACGACAGCGCTGCACTTGACTTAGCGGTTTATTTGCTTGACCCTGAACCTGAGGCACGGTACACGTCTTTGGCTACGTCGTTTGCTTTGTTGACTAGCGCGCAACGTGACACGGTGGCCGTGATTGACGTAGGCGACACGATCACAATTGAGAAGTCGTTTACGTCAGGCGTGACGACTACCGAGTTAGCACAGGAATTGGCAGTCGAAGGCATTGAACATTCAATTAACGTCAATACCGGGCATAGCGTTACTTATTACACGTCGCCAACCGTCATTGTTTATGAGCTGATACTTGACGATTTGTCGTTTGGTATCATCAACGCGGACAACGCTCTAGGGTAAAGTAGGCAAATATGACAACACCGTTCCCGTTTGTTGCTGGTCAAGTTTTAACGGCCGCGCAACTTAACGACATACAAAATTTGCCAATATCAGACAAGACCGCTAGTTACGTTTTAATTGCAGGCGACGAGACTAAGCGCACGATCATGAACGCTGCAGGCGCTACAACAATTACGGTTAACAACTCGATCTTTACGGTTGGCGATGTTATTCAGGTTGCTAACAAAGGTGCAGGCACTTGCACGATTACTGCGGGTGCGGGCGTAACTATTAACACAAGCGGTTCGCTTGCTTTGGCGCAATATGGGGGCGGCTATTTACTTGCATTGTCGGCGTCAACTTTCACTTTTTTTAACTTAGGGGGCGGCAGCGCCTACGGTTCAGCAACAGGCGGTTCGTCTTCAAGTATTACGGTTGGCGGAATAAATTACACGCTTTTAACTTTTACTAGCACAGGTACTTTGACGGTTACTAAAGCAGGATTTTTTGACTATTTGTTAGTTGGTGCTGGTTCAGGTTGCTTGTATTGTGGCGCAGCATTTCCGAACGGCGGTGGCGGTGGGGGCGCTGTAACTTCGGGTTCAGTTTATTTGAGCGCAAACACAACAATTACAATTGGTGCTGGTGGTTCGTTTACTACAGCCGATGCCACATTGTCATCAGGTGGCGACACAAGCATTGACGCAACTTCACCAATATCAATTTCTGCGTCAGGTTCAAAAACTTTTAGCCAAAGTGGTACGCCTACAAATTTTCAAGGTTCAGGTGCTGGCGCGTCAAGGGACGGCACGGCGCTAACCGTTACTTCAAAACAAGGTTTTAAAGGTGGCGATAGCGGCGTCGGTGCGCCAAGACCAGGCGGCGGCGGCGGCGGTGCTGGGGCCGTTGGCGCAGCAGGTAATACTGGCACAAACGTTGGCGGCGCGGGCGGCGCAGGAATTGATGTCGGTGCATTTATTTCAGGCAGTCTTTTCAAAGCGTCAGGTGGTGGCGGTGCAGCCACAACCGCAGGCACAGCGGGCTTAGGTGGATCATCGTTAGGTAATGACGGAACAAAAACAACATCAGGTACAAACGGCGGTGCAAATACGGGTTGCGGTGGCGGTGGCGCAAACAGCGTCGGTGGCGTGCCAATCGCTGGCAACGGCGGTAGCGGTATTGCTTACATCAGGTTTAAGTAAGGTTTGACTATGGCACATTTTGCAAAAGTTGTTGACGGTGTTGTGCAACAAGTAATTGTTGTCGCAAATGATGATTGTGCGGGCGGCGAATTTCCCGAAAGCGAACACGTTGGCCAAGCATTTATCGCATCACTTGGTCTTAAAGGTTTGTGGTTGCAGACGAGTTATCACGCAAATTTTAGAGGTTGCTACGCAAGTGAAACTTGGACATATGACGCAAATTTAGACGAGTTTGTGCCGCCAGTTGTTGTGCCGTTTGTGCCGCCAGTCGAATAGCGATGCGATGCGTTACGGGCTATTTGCGTTAATACTTATGCTTAGCGCTTGCGAAACTACACGCGATAACACACTTACAGTTAAGTCACGGGTCAAAAACATGACTTTAGATAACTGCAACGTGCCTGACCGATGCGGCATAACACCGTGACTCGACACAGATACACAGCCGATGAACTACACGCACGCATGATTGTCACGGTCGGCGTGCTACTGGCCATAGTTTTTAGCACCATAGTTTTAGGCATGACCTACGGCTTGTTGTTTGTGTCGCAACCTGAAAAACAAGCACCGAACGACGCAGCGTTTATAGATTTAATGTCAACCATTGTTGTGTTTTTGACTGGCACATTGTCAGGCATTGTTGCGTCTAACGGCATCAAAAAACAAACTAAATAACAATGCCTAATCGCGCTTACATAGTTACGCAACAACCAGTCGTAAAGTCTGCGTTGGCTGGCACAGCCGAGTGGGCGCGACTTGCATGTTTGCATA